GAACAACAACAAGAAGCCTCGCAATAGTTCTGCGGACAGCGAGCTACTCGGTCCATTTGGTGCCGACGCGATGCGGGCATGGGCACGTGCTCTGGTTCGCGACAATGCTTACGCATGGAACGTCGTCGACACGATCGTGTCAAACGTCGTAGGTTCTGGAATTACTGGTCAGTCAACATACGAGACAGACGACGGAGAGGATATTGAGGGTGTAAACGACGCGCGAGACAAGGCATTTAGCGAATGGTGCGAAGTCGCGGACATAAATGGCGAGCTGTCATTTACTGAGATTCAGATTCTCGCTCAGCGCGAAATGGCGGAAGCTGGCGAAGTACTTATTCGTTTCATCAAGACACCAGGAAAAGAGTATCGCGGCATAGCTCGTCCGGTTCCGTTTGCGCTCGAAGTAATCGAGGCAGACCGGCTATCGACAATGCACGACACATTTACCAGTCGCGTACGAAGCGATGGCTCAGGCAACCGCGTTATTCGAGGAATCGAGCTAGACGACAAAGGTAAGCCTATTGCCTACTGGATTTACCCCGAGCATCCCAATAGCCCATATACAGTGCTCAATCAGGTTCCTGAGCGAATCTTGGCTAGTGAAATCCGCCACTTGTATCGCAAGGATCGCGTAGGCCAAACGCGCGGCATTAGCTGGTTCGCTCCAATCATGTCTTGGATGCGCGATCTAGGTGTATACGTCGACAACGAGATCCAAGCGTCTGCGGTTGCATCATGCTTCGGAGTCGTTATCAAACGCACGACACCAATGGGCTCGCTGCTTCAACCCGAGGGGGATGATTCGGTCGATGTCAATGGCAATCGGCTATCTTACCTTGAGCCTGGAATGGTCGCAGAGATCGGCGTTGATGAGTCAATCGAGTGCGTCAATCCTGGCCGGCCAAATTCGGCTAGTGAGCCTTGGATAAATCTGATGCTGCGCGGTATCTGCGCAGGCACAGGAACGAACTACGAAGCCATCGCAAAGGACTTCAGCAAGACGAGCTATAGCTCGTCACGATCGTCCAAGCTAGAAGACCGGCCACGTTACAAGCGTGCCCAGAACTATATCGTCAGTCACCTGTGCCAGCCTGTGTGGGACGAGTTCTGCAACGCCGCCGCGCGAGCCAACCTAGATAACTTCCCGACATCAACGGAACTGCTCGAAGATCGCCGCAAGGTAGCGCCAGTTGAATGGCAGCTTCCAGAGCAAGAGTGGGTTGACCCAACCAGCGAGCAGACTGCAGCCCAGTCGTCGATCGACAACTTCATGAGCACCTACCAGGACGAGGTTGGGGCGCGTGGTGGATCGTGGCGATCCAAATTCTACCAAGCTGCAAAAGAGAAACGCCTGCGTCTAAAGCTTGGCCTACTCAAAGCAGACGAGCAAACCGCACAGATGATGGCTACCCAAACCGGTGCCGCTGGCCCGACCGACGAGGTTGCTGCTGAGCGTGAGTCAGGCACCGGAGAGTGGATGGGTCTAAGCCGGCTGCAGTTGAAAAATGCTGCCAAGGCCCTGGACGATGTTTTGCTTGGTTTAGCAGACGGAACCATGAGCACCGCGGTAGGCTCTGCAAAACTCGCGATGATTGGCATGAGTCAAAAGAACATAGATACCGTCATAGCTGACGTGGCAGATGGGCGCGTAGACAATCCGATTCCAGAGGAGTCAATTCAATGATTACTCTGAACTCGCTTATTGTTCGCCTGTTCTTCATCTGTAGCAGGCAGTTAATGACGTGAATCAAGGATGCGTGTATGTCCAATAAAAAAGGAAAACTAAAGCCTCTCAAATGCGATTCGGCCATCATGCGGATGGTTGACATCGTTGCTCCAAGTCGCGCTGTCATAGCCACCGAAAACCCAGTTCAGCGGTTCGATGACGAATCGGGGCAAGTCGTCTCCGAAGTGCTATTGATGGATGGTGTCGAGTTTCGCGGAGGACGTTCGCAGATTCCGATTGTCGACAGCCACGACGACACAACTGTCAGGAATATCCTTGGATCTATTCAGCGTCTAGCAGTAGACCAGTCAACAGGTGAGCTATACGGCGTTCCTGTATTTGCCAGTGATCCAGACGCCCAGACCATTCAGCAGCGAATGAACGAGGGTCACATTACAGACTTCTCAATCACTGCTCAACCACTTGAATCAGTTTTCATTCCTCGCGGCCATTCGTTTGTGACCAATCGCGGAGTGAGTATCGAAGGTCCGGCCATCATTCACAAGAGATGGCAACCTCACAACGCATCGATCTGCGCAACGGGTGCAGACGAACAGTCAACAGTTCGACGGTCTTACACGGACCTAAATAGAAAGGTTAAGAGAATGGACGAAGCACTCCTCGGCCAGCTATCCGCTATGGGTCTACCTGAAGGCATGGTCGATCCGAATCAAGTTCTTGCATGGGTTGTCGGAAAGCTGTCTGCCGACTCGGAAGAAGAAGCAACCGAAGATCCCGTTATGAACATGGATGAGCCACCCGCAGAAGTAATTCCGGTAGACGACACGAAGCCTGTCGAAAACATGGATGGAGAAGTTGCTGTGCCTGAAGAAGACAAAAAGCCAATGGTTGAAAACTCAGTAGCACGCTCTGCTAGTGCTGTTGAATTGATTAAGCGTGCTCTGGCATCTGACCAAAAGCGACGCAACGAAATTCAAGCTGCTGTAAAAATTGCAAAGTTGGACCGAGCGTTCGCTGACGAGCTTTGCAACTCTGGTGTATCAGTCGCGGACGCAAATGCAAAGGTAATTGAACGAATGGCTACACAACCACTTGGATCGTCGGTTGGTGCCGACGTTCGCGTCACCGAAACTGGCGACGACAAATTTTACGCTGCAGTGCGTGACGGCCTGCTAGAACGTGCGCAGCGATCTGCGAAGATTCGCGGATCTCTCTTTGAAAACGGAAAGCCCGCCGAAGGTCACAGCGATTTTAACAGCCTCAATATGAACCGCATCGCGATGGCTTGCTTGAAGCGAGCTGGCGCACCGGTCGAGCGAATGAGCAACGTAGAAATTGCTCAAGCCGCAATGGGAAATCAGCGGGTCATGCAAAAGTACCGGATTCAACGATCCGACTTTGGTGCTTACCACACCAGCGGAAGTTTTACGAATCTTCTTTTGGATGCGTCCAACAAGACACTTTTGGCCGGGTATGAAGAAGCACCATACACATGGTCACTTTGGGCTCGCCAGGCTTCCAGCGTTGAAGACTTCAAGAGCGTCAACCGTATGCGATTCTCTGAAGCCGGCAATCCAGAAGCTGTTCCAGAAGGACAGGATTATCCAGAAAAGCAGATGAGCGATTCTAAGGAATCGTACAGGGTTGAGAAATATGGGGAATCCTTCACGGTCACTTGGGAAACCATCATTAACGACGACCTGGATGCTATCAGCCGCATTCCTGCGATGCACGGAAATGCAATGCGTCGGTTGCAAAACAAGAAGGTATACGAGGTATTAACTAGCAACCCAACGATGGGCGATGGGAAATCGCTGTTTGATTCCACCCACGCATCTGGTGACAACACCAGCGGCGGCGCGGCGGCACCAAGTGCAACAACGCTGAACGCTGGTTTTGCAAAGATGATGCTTCAAAAGGGGTTGAGTTCAGACGCAATCCTGAACATTCAACCAAGATTCATTATCGTCCCGGTCAACTACAGCGCGACAACACTGCAGTTCGTCGCATCGATGGCTGACCCAACTGCTGGCGGTTCAAACGCAGGTAATAGCAATACGCTCAACCTGTACGGTCCAAATGGTTCGCGTCCTCTTCAGGTTATCGTAGAGCCACAACTCGACGCGGCCAGCACGACCAACTGGTATTTGGCTGCTGATAACGGACAGGTCGACACTGTTGAGCTTGCGTTTCTCTCAGGCGAAGAAAGCCCAGTGCTAGAATCCGAGTGGAACATGAAGAACGACACATACCTGTATAAGATTCGTCAGACGTTCGGTGTCAAAGCAATCGACTGGCGTGGGTTGTTCCGCAACTCGGCCTGATAGTTCACGCTCCGCAAGCCCAGCGGCCAGACTCCTCTCCTGGTCGTTGGGCACTTTTCAAACTTCCGATTTTCAAAACGTAGTGAAATCAAACTTAGAAAGAGAACGAAATGGCTGGTATTCAAGACTTTGCAATTTTCGAGGATGACTTCTTCGGAGCCGATACATTCACGACTGCCGGCCAGGGATCTCCCTGGGCAATCGCTGATACAAGTTCCTCTGGAACTCCAACATACGCCACAGTAAGCCCATCAGCTACTGGCGAAGTTGCATTGACACTAGCTTCCACAGGCGAAGTCGAAAACGTCTGTTTGTCCTTTGGTGACAAACTGTGCTTCGACATCGACAACATTCAGCGATTCGAGGCCCGCGTCAAAGTCGACGCGATGCTGACTGGCACCGAACTTGTGTTCGGCCTTGGTTCCGCACGCAACGACACCACAGACAGCGTTGCCAACAACGCTTGGTTCTCTGTGGTGACGGCTACTTCAACCACGGCTGTCGTTGTTGAAACCGACGACGGAACAACCGACAAGGATGACATCGCAACTGGACAAACGCTTTCGACGACCTACAAGAAGTTCGTTATCGACTTCACTGGCGGAAAGTCGAACGTCAAGTTCTACATCGATGGCTCCCGCGTGGCAGCGTCGACAACCTTCGACATGAGTGCAGCAACCAGTTCGCTCCAGCCAATTGTCCAATTGCAAAAGGCATCGAACACGAACGTGTCGGCTGTAACCATCGATTACATCAAGGTAGTTTGCAAGCGCTAACCATGACGCTCCACGATCTCATTGTATCCGATGCTGTGACGGTTTTCACTAGTACGGATGACTTCGCTGAAGTCATCACGTACTATCCACACCGTCACTATGGTGAAGCGGCAAGAGATCCACGGAGCATCAACGCAGTCGTCTTTCGTGAGCAGATACAAGTGCTCACGCAGGACGGCGACCAAGTA